ATGGCAAATTACCACCACGGCGTACGCGTCGTAGAAGTGAATGACGGAACCCGCAGCATCTCAGCGGTTTCCACTTCCATCGTCGGCATGATCTGTACTGCAGAAGATGCCGATGCCACCACCTTCCCGCTGAATACGGCGGTATTGATCACCGATGTCCTGGCCGCGCTGGGTAAAGCCGGTACCCAGGGTACCCTGGCGCAGTCACTGCGTGCGATTGCCGACCAGAGCAAGCCGGTGACCGTTGTGGTGCGCGTAGCGGAAGGTAAAGACGCCGCTGAGACAACCAGCAACATTATCGGCGGCACTGACGAGAACGGGCGTTATACCGGGATGAAGGCGCTACTGAGTGCGCAGACCGATCTCGGCGTAAAACCGCGCATTCTTGGCGTGCCAGGGCTGGACTCGCTGGAGGTCGCCACCGCCCTGGCCTCGGTGTGCCAGCAGCTGCGTGCGTTCGGTTATATCTCGGCGTATGGCTGTAAAACCCTGACGGAAGCCATCAAGTATCGCGATAACTTCAGCCAGCGCGAGCTGATGGTGATCTGGCCAGATTTTGTGGCCTGGAACACCCGTACCAGCGAGGCCGACACCGCCTGGGCGACGGCGCGGGCGCTCGGACTGCGCGCCAAAATTGACAACGACACCGGCTGGCATAAGACCCTGTCCAACGTTGGCGTTAACGGCGTCACTGGCGTTTCCGCCTCGGTGTTCTGGGATCTGCAGCAGACCGGTACCGATGCCGACCTGCTGAACGAAGCCGGCGTGACCACCCTGGTCCGCAAAGACGGCTTCCGCTTCTGGGGCAACCGCACCTGTAGCGATGACCCGCTGTTCGCCTTCGAGAACTACACCCGCTCGGCGCAGGTGATTGCCGACACCATGGCCGATGCGCATATGTGGGCCAACGACAAACCGCTGACGCCCACGCTGGTGCGCGAAATCATCGCCGGCATCAACGCGAAATTCCGCGAGCTGATCAACGCCGGTTACCTGCTGGGCGCCAACTGCTGGTACGACGAAAGCGCCAATAATCAGGAGAGCCTGAAAGCCGGCAAGCTGTATATCGACTACGACTACACCCCGGTGCCGCCGCTGGAAGATCTGACGCTGCGTCAGCGTATTACCGACAGCTACCTGGCGAACTTCGCCGCTTCTGTGAACCGCTAAGGAGAAAACCCCATGGCAATGCCCAAGAAACTGAAATACCTGAATTTATTCAACGATGCTAACAGCTACCAGGGCGTGGTGACCTCGCTGACGCTGCCGAAACTGGCGCGCAAGCTGGATCCCTATCGCGGCGGCGGTATGAACGGCGTGGCGCACATTGATAACGGTCTGGAAGACGATGCGCTGGATCTTGAATGGACCCTTGCCGGACTCGACGATCGCATCCTTACCCAGTGGGGCGGGGCCACGGTGCCGTTGCGCTTTATGGGATCTTACCAGCGTGACGACACCGACGAGACCATCGCAGTGGAGGTGGAACTGCGCGGCAAGCATCAGCAGTTCGATTTTGGTGAAAGTAAGCAGGGTGAGGAGAGTGAAACCAAAATCACCACCAAATGCACCTATTACAAGCTGACCTGGAACGGTAAACCGCTGATCGAGATCGACACCGTGAACATGGTCGAGATAGTGAATGGTGTCGACCGCCTGGCCGGGCACCGTAAAAACATCGGTCTGGTGTAACCCGTCCCGTAATGACGTAACCGCAGGGGGTGGGCAGACCCGCCCCTTATTGCACACCCCGCAGGAGTCGGGCATATCCGACCCGCTTTACCCGTAAAGGAACGCTTATGTCACAAGCAAAAAATACCCTCCAGCTGGTCACGCCGATCGTGCGTGGCGACACCGTGATTAACAGCGTGGAACTGATTAAACCCAACGCCGGCACGCTGCGCGGTACGCGGCTGGTCGATCTCGCCGGATCGGACGTCGACGCGCTGATCACCGTTCTGCCGCGCATCACGCTGCCGAACCTGACCAAATCGGAATGCCTCAATCTCGACCCGGTCGATCTGATTGAGCTGGGCGGACGGGTGATCGGTTTTTTGTCCGCGAAACCGGACACGTCCGCTGGCCCAACGGCCTGACGGTAGAGGATCTGATGGCGGATATCGCCGCCATCTTTCACTGGCCGCCGTCGGAAATGAACGCCATGTCGCTGGCAGAACTGCTCGACTGGCGGCATAAGGCCATTGTGCGTAGCGGTACACAGAGTGGAGAGTCGTGATGAGTATTAACCTCGGTCTGGATGGGCTGCGCAAAGCGGTGATCCGGGCGAACCTGTTTTTAAACGATCTGCCGGGGGAAACCCAATCCCTCGGCCTTGCGATGTTTCAGCAGCGCGTGGCGCTGAGGGCCAGCGCCGAACGTACCCGGGCAGCAACGCGCAACAGTAAATCCGCACTCAACGCCAGCAGGGAACGCCTGCAGGTGATCCGCGTGACCGAGGCGCATGAGCGCCCACAGCGTGTCAGAAATAACCTTAATAAAGCACAGCAGCGCTTTCAGCTCGGGCAAGGCAAGGTGCAGCAGCGCTTTCAGACCGGGCAGGGCGTGGTGGATAAAATCGGTGCGGTCAGCAGCCAGGCGATGGGCGTGGCGCGCCAGGGGGCGAAGCTGCTGCAGCCGGGCTATCAGGTGATGGCGGCACGGTCGGGCGCGCCGCCAAAGGAGGCGGCAACATCGTCTGATGTCCGCCCGCCGTCCGCCATCGCCATGCCCGCCGCCGATAACCTCGCGGGGGATATCGGCCAGCTTAATGCGGCGATCGACAGCATCAGCCTGACAGTGTTTACCCAACTGGACGGTACGTTGCGTTCCCTGACGCAGACCGCCACCGGGCTATTAACCGGCGTTGATCAATGGATCCAGGACAACCCCGCGCTGGCGGGCGGGATCACCCAACTGGTGGCGGCCGGGGTGATCCTCGTCGGTGCGCTGGGGGCGATCGGCTCGGTGGTGGTACCGGTGCTCAGTGGGCTCAACCTGCTGATGGCCGGAGCCGGCATGTTGAGCAGCGTCTTTACCCTGGCCGGCGGCGCGATAGCGGCAGCGCTGGGGGGTGTTTCGCTATTGATGGTGGGGATTGCGATTGTTGTCGCTGCTGTGGTGGGGGTCATTTACAAATACTGGGAGCCGATCGGTGCGTTCTTTGCCGGAATAGTGAAGGGAATAGGCGCTGCGTTGTCGCCATTGCTGGAGATGTTCGCTCCTTTTAAACCTTTGTTTGACGGTATTGCTGAAGGTGTTTCGGGTCTGAGTAACTGGTTCAAAGAACTACTGCAACACGTGCATATGACGGGAGAGGCACTGAACCGAATTGGCAAAGCCGGAGAGGGGATCGGCAAAGTGCTGGGTGAGGCATTTATGGCTCCGCTGAAAATCTTTAACGACCTGAATCGCGGGATTGAATGGATGCTGGGCAAGCTCGGTGTCATCGACAAAAAGTCCGCCACTGCTGCCGGGACATTAGCGGAAGGAGCGTCTGAATCGCCGCCTGTCTATGCCCTGGGAGGCACCACTTACCCCTCACCGGAGAAACCGTCGCCGGATGCTCCCTTACCGGATGCAGCCTCACCGGTTGCTTTCGGCGGCGCCCGCTACAGGCCAGTGACCGCCACGCCAGTCAGTAACAGTCAGCAGAACACCTTTAACAGCAGTTACGTTATCAATACACATCCGGGCATGAGCGACGCCGATGTGCAGGCGATCATTGACCGCAATAAGCAGCAGGAACAGTTCAACGCCGGGCTTAAACAACGCAGCAGCGTGTGGAGGGATTAACCGATGATGATGATATTTGGCATGACGGTCTTTATGCGGCAAACCCTGCCTTACCAGACACTGGATAATAACAAAGAGTACCGCTGGGTAGCAGCGAGTCGCACAGGCGTGCGTCCGGCGCAGCAGTTTCTCGGCGTGGGAGAGGAAACCATCACCCTTAACGGTGAACTACGACCGGAAATTACCGGGGGAAAACTTTCTCTTCTGGTGCTTGAGACGATGGCAAACACCGGGCGGGCATGGCCGTTACTGAGTGGTAACGGTGTGCCGTATGGCATGTTTGTCATTACCAGTGTTAAAGCGACGCACACGGATTTCCTGTCAAACGGTGATGCCCGCAAGATTACGTTCACGCTTACCCTGAAGCGGGTGGATGAGACGCTGGTGGCGCTCTTTGGCGACCTTAAGCAGCAGGCGGAAGCAGTGATTGGCAAAGCAGGTGAACAGGCCTCGCAGCTGATGGAGCGACTATCATGAGCGGCACTGATATCGGGGCGCAGATGGCGCCGGACTTTCTGATTAAGCGGGGTGATAACAACATCAGTGAGAATTTTCGTGCCCGGCTGCTCAGTCTTCAGGTCACAGACAAGCGTGGTATGGAAGCCGATACCCTGACGATTGAACTGGATGACAGTGATGGAAAAATCATCATTCCCCAACGTGGTGAGTTGCTCAGTGTTTATATTGGCTGGCAGGGGGCGGCCCTGTTTAAGAAAGGATCGTTTAGCATCGCGGAGATCACTCATAAGGGGGCAGCGGATCAGCTGATGCTCACGGGATTCAGTGCGGATATCGGATCGGTCCTGAAAGAAAAGCGCAGTGAATCTTACGATCGGCTCACTCTGGGTGAGCTGGTACAGCGTATTGCACAGCGCAACAAGCTGGAAGCCTCACTGCTGGACACGCTGGCGGCTATCTACATTGAACATGTCGATCAAACGGATGAGAGCGACATGCAGTTTATCTCGCGGCAGGCGAAACGCTACGGCACCATTCCCGCCATCAAGTTTGGCAAGCTGATGCTGATAAAACCGGGTAACGGCACTACCGCCAGTGGTGAGCCGCTGCCGGACCTGAACATCAGACGACAGGAGGGGGACTCGCACCAACTTGTCATCCAGAAGGATGCGCTTTACACCGGGGCCAGTGCTCGCTGGCTACAGCTGGATAAAGCCAGCTCGGGTCTGGTGACAGTAGAGGCGGGGGACAATCATGCCAGCGAGGCTTTTTTACCGCTGGAAAAGCACTATCTGCGATTGCCCGGGGTGTTTAGCCGTAAGGAAGAAGCACAATATGCGGCGCAGGCAAAGTGGGAGGAGATTTGGAAAAGCAGTGCCAGGTTAACCTTTAAGCTGGCCCTTGGACGGGCGGATATTATCCCGGAAATGCGGGTCGAAGTCAGTGGGTTTAAGCAGCTGATAAATGAGCAGAAATGGGTGGTGACTGAGGTCACACATACGATTAACGCTGCGACTGGCTTCAGGACTGCAGTCACACTGGAGATCGATAACCGCAGCGGCGTTGTATTTCGTTATGACTGATCCACATTAAGTGATAAATTCACTTGATAATTCACTTAAAGTGAATATAATTAGTTTTATTCACAATGTGTGAGTTTAACTGATGACCAGTGGAGGTCAGCCATGATGCCTTGCCCGATTTGCCAGCATAACAGCCATGCCCGTTCCAGCCGGATCCTCAGCAGTGAGACCAAGGAACGCTATCACCAGTGCCAGAATCTGAACTGCAGTTGTACCTTTAAATCGATGGAGAGTATTACCGGAATTGTGGCCCGGCCGGTGGAGGCCACCACGCCGCCACCGGCAGCGGTGAAAACCCGTACCAGCCGTCTTGGCAGCTAA